TGCCCAAAGAAGTATTCATATCACCACTCATGCGCGTACCATCAACTGTATACCTCAACGAACCATCGTTGGTGTATCCTGCACAATGGTTAACGAGCTGATGCCGTAGAAGTGACATCAACTTCCGCTTGTCACTCTGTAAAGGGAAACAAGCTTCATAAATGGTGTGCTCAAATTCCAGTGCCTCTCTAGACACATGCTGGTCGAAGCGAGAAGCGTCAAGTCCTATGGCAACAGGTCGCTTAAATGAATCCCATTTTTCGCGAAGCAACCTACCTGTCTGTTCCATAGTGACTCCCTTCATGACCGTCTTATGACCAAACAGTTTCCCCAGTGCGTCAAAGATGGGCTCCTCCACCTTACGCAAATATCTTGCAACCCGCAGGTTGAATTCTGGGGTCCTGGGTGATATGACCCTCGGTACTGGGTCGTCTTTACTTGTGCGATCGGTTTTCTCATACTTTACAAATACCTTGACCTTAGCCTCCTCAGCAACATCTGTGTGGGTCGACACAATATTTTGAAAAGCACGTTCATACCGCTTTTTCTTGCAACCCTGGAACGTCTCCACAGTATCGTGGAAGCTCAACGGGGTGGTCGAGGGAAGAAACGGCAGAAGCTGTGTTCTCACTTGCTTTAACTGTTGCTGAAAAAACCCAGGTAAAGGTTTTGGGGGCTGACCATAAACGCCATTCTCTTTCACAAGAAAAACGCGTTCTGCTACAGCCCTCTGTAAAGTATCAATGTTCTCGTTAAATGGCGCGATTTGGATTAAAGGAGATGTGCGGCAAACCCTAAGGCATTGTCGCACACGAGGCGTACCCAACCGTCTTTTGACGGTCAACTGGCCAGGAGCTAACAATTGGTACGCATTGCTAGGTTTAGGCTCCTGACCCTCAGTCACGACTGGGCACCCTCATTCTGACGCGCCGAAGCGCATCAGAAGCCTGTCCTTCATCTTCTTATCCTCAAACAAGACCTGGTACCGCTTAAAGTCGTCACTCATGACAAATGTCATAAAGGTTGCCCTATCAAGAGCCAACACTTTATCAACATTTCGCATGTCCTTATACTCAGCGGTAGAAATCAAGGCGCTCAACCAGCGTCTCACCATCATCATATTAGCATCATTATACACCAAAGCCCCAAACTTGATTTTAGCCTCATTGGCCATACTAGCAGCGAACAAAGAACGATAACCCTTACGAATCCTCGTCCTATGCTTCCGCCGCTTCTCGACCACAGTAGCTTCACCCTGGTGATGAACAGTCAAGGTGGTAATATCAGTGTATGTCTCAGTGTAATCCAATAGATGTTTATCTGCCTCATCGCTTTGCAAGACCGTTGTAACAACCTCACGCAAATGTTCTTTCCTATTATCATGCTTGTTGTTGAACCCAAAAGCCTTGCGAAGCCATGTGGTGCAAAACACTGTTACAGTAACAAAGGGATTCTCTTCCTTGATTTTTAG